GTAAAACGGTCGTATAGTTTAGCGATAGATTGTTTCGCTTTCGGGGTCAGGTTCAGTGCTGCGTCAGTGGCCGACTTGATATCTATAGACGTCATGTCCATCTTGGTATCTATAGATATCAAGTCCATGGCTTCGGCTTCCGCTTGTTGTGTCATAAATGCTTCGCCCGTCCGAGATTCAAATACGCGTACCAGTTCACGGGTGGTGGCGCGTTTCATTTCTCGAACGAGTGCAAGCAATGCTCGTTGATACCGTAACATCGCGGATGCGTTGTGATTAAGTGGTGTTCCCACAAGCGTCACTTTACGTTTTTCCGCCCACTCTTGTTTACGAGGCGTTAGTTTTATTCGTTTTCGCATCGGTCGGCCTTGTGTTCCATGCTTCTATTGCTGCTGCTAAATGGTCGACGGGTTGACGGTAAAATACTTTTTTTACGATACACTCCTCGTCGGAACAACCCAGATCAAACCATTCGCCGTGGTGATCCATGTCTTCGATCAGTTCCGCTCGTTTACCACAAAACGGGCAACTTTTAAGCCGTTTACGCATTAATGTGTCCTTTCGTTAATAACTTCCTACCACACTATCTCGATCCAATCCTCGGCTAGGATATCCTCGTTACTCGGAGTCCATACGCCACATGTCCCATCGACCAGTTTTATATCGATATGCGGCCTATAGTTGATCACGGTGCCTTGTGCGTACATCGCATTGAGCGGCGGACGATTCACGGTGAATTTAGAGCCCATGACGAGATACACTACCTCGTCTGGTTTACTTAATCTTGCGTACTTCCCGCCTTTTCTAATGCCTTCTAACGCTACGCTAAAATCTGTCATTACCTTATGCCCCCTCTTGTTCGCTTTGTTCCGGTATTGGTGCGTCGTCTTCGATCCCGCTATATCCGGATTCGGGATCAGTGATCACGCGGTTCCTTGCGTCCTGTCCGTCGATTGCGCCAATGTTCGATAGTACTTGATCTGTTTCGGCCTTCATCTTGTTTAATTCGGCTAATTCTTTTGCGGTCATCGCGTCAAGTGAATTCCACGAAACCGTCACTTCGAACGGGTTACCGGGTGATATCTCACTACGTATCAGCATCATGTGATGGCGGTTAAGTAACGTCGTTAAATCGTGGCGCTGAATAGATTCCAGTTCTTCGTGGTAACTCGCTTCCTCATATTCGCCAGTGCTGTTGAACCCCTTCGGTTGTGTCCCCAATAACTTAACGGCTGGTACGTTCGCGGCCGCTGCGACAAGCTGATATTGCGTCATGATCACTTCGTCAAGATCGGCTAGGGATGTGTCAAACTGTTCCATCTTTTCCGATTCGCTATCAATCATTTTAATTCCGTAATTGTCACGACGGAATATCCATTCTGCCGCCCGTTCGTCAAATCCCTCTTGACTAGCTACGGCCTGTGCGAGGTCAGTACTGATCACGTCCGTACGCTTGGTGAGTGCCAACATAGGCGCCTCGTTCGCGATCTTCTCGGCCGCGAATACGCGCTCGCAAATCTTCTGCGGGATCGGGATACCACCGTAAATATACGACGGTTTTAAAATATCAGGGACTTCCTCGGTACGAAATATCACGAGGTGCGAACGGTGTACCCGATATTGTCCGATACGCCACCAAGTCGGCTCGTAGAAATCGATCGAACCGGGTGATCCGGCCGCTTCGTTATCGAGCTCGGGGGTGGTCCAATAGGGGTCGATCTGTGAAATACCTACGTAGCTACCGGGTGTTATACCGTCTGGGTTAAACGGGTTTTTGTAGTAGTCGATCGGGTTATCCACTTTTACCATGAACATGGCGATGCGAATGCCGAACACGCGCCCCATGTGGATGAATTCGATCATGTTAAGATTGATTTTATACGCATCGTCTAGCTTTCGAATCGCATCGAGCATATCGGGATTAACGTCGCTCCCGTCGTTAACGGTAACTTCGTAGCCGTTTCGAACTGCATCGCGTGCCGGCATTAGACAACACTTTGACACTAACCACTGTTGTGACAATACCGCGCATAACTGATATCCGATAAACGTTTGCTGGGCGTACCATAACATTTGCGCTTGCGGGATAGCGTTTTGCGGGTAAAACGCCGATTTAATCGGGTTAAACGCTCCGTCCATCGCCATGCCCGGCCTGATAGCGGCTTTCAGGGGCTTCATGCCGCTATCAATCATCGCTTGCATGAGCTCGTCGGCTTTATGCTGTTGGCCTTTAAAATCTATTTCGTCAGTCGTGAAACGTCTGCGTAAATGTTCCACAGGGGTGGCTACTACGGGTGCGGCTGTTGGTTTATTGAATATTCGCTTCATCCATTCGATCATTTTGACCATGCCCCTCTTGTCTGTTTGATTGGTGCGAATACTATTTTAATCGCATCGGCCTTATTTGGCGACTTCGCGCCGTTGGGCGCTTTATCAACTAACATCTTACCCGTTGTAGTGTTTTCGATAATCACAGGTTGTCCGAGCTCTGCGATTAATTTACCTAAACCGTCTAGCGTGGAGGGGAGCGAAATGATTTCTTGCGGCGGAACGTCGATGCCCTTCACGACTGCACGATAAGTGTACATGAAGCGGCGACGTAGCGCGAACCATGATTGTGAGTTGTAATTTTCATAATAGTCTTCGTTCGTGCGGCCTTTCTCCCCGTCCTTAAACTCACCATCTAACCGAAACGGATTGTGCAAGGGGTTAGTCACACTGCCTGAACCATGAAACGGGTTAAACTTGATCGTATGGACACCCCGTCCCTTCCGTATAGTGTTTATGTGTCGTGCATCGCCTCGGACTCCGGCACCCAATCCGTCCGCGTCATAATCCACATCGTGATAGCCCAGCACATCGCACATGCGAAAAACACGCTCCGTACTTTCGAGAAGATCACCATCTTTGCCGCTCCATTCTTCTAAATACTCCACCACAACGCCCAGACGTCCTGCGAGTGCGTTTTTATCTTTGCCTTCGTCTGCCACATCATACGCGGCCTTACGCGCCCCGGTGGGGGTGATACCTAGCTTTACGTGGGCATCGATGGCCGCCTGAATCCACATCGCTGGGATTAAAACGCCTTCCTGTGATGCATTATAGTCGAGGTCTATTTCTTGAGCAATTACAACGGGGTCGTCAATGTCGAAACATTTCTTTTCGTACCACGCTTGATCCTTGCGCGGATCGTCCCGCCAGTGAAATGTGAACACATCGATACGACCGCCGTGGCGCTTACGCGCGAAAGGGTTGTTCATGCCGTGCGGTGTGCTTATGTCCTGCCTGCAGTTCGTTGTTTCGGCGAGCGACGCCTCTACGAGTTCTGGACGTGGTAGCCAAGCGGCTTCGTCAACGAAGTAGAAAGCTGCACGCGCACCACGGCCGATATTGTCGCCCGCCTCCCCTGTGATTATCGATTGAGTGTCTGGGAATTCGATACGCATGTACGGAGAATGCTTACGCTCGTCCCATGTTCCGCGAAACTCTGCGGGGAGATTCGAGACGTATTTTCGCGCCTTCCAAAATAACGATTTCGGGTCGCCGCGGTGATCGACGTATTCCTCTTTGCGCGAACCAACGCCCACCTCGACGCCATCATATAGCGCACAAATTGACGAAGCGACGGCCATTGTTAGCCACGACATACCCATCTCGCGTGATTTATCTGTTAAGCCCGGACGATTCTCGCGCCAGCACTTCAGGAAAAACTCGATCCATTCGCGCTGCTTAGGAAACAAAATAAACGGCATGAGCGACGGGAGCCCGCGCGCAACGTTACGGGGATCGTAAGTCGTTCCCCAATCGTCGATAAAATCAGCGATGTGCGTTTTATAGTAGGTGCGCAGGAGTGGTACACAATCGGGATCTGCCCGAATCCGTCGCAGTGTTTCCGCACGGTGGTGAAATACTGCGACATAATCCGGATGCTTCCAATCAAACGCAAATGGAAGCGGCATGCATTACGACTTAGCGGGTGGTGGGGTTAACTCGGCGATCTTCGCATTTGCATCAGTTAGCTGTTTCTCCATCTGCGCTAAACGACCATTCAACGCTTGCAACTGGTTATTGCCCATGTTGATTTGCGATTGCAATTCGACGGCTTTCGCGGTCGCTTCTTGCAATGCCTGTGTGTACGCCTGAATACGTGCGCCTTGCTGAGTTAACGCGGCACCCATCTGTTGTATCTGGCTATCTTTCGGATCGATTGGAGCGGTCATGACATGTCGTCCTGTGTTGGTTACGAGGCCGTCACTATACTACAGTGCGGCCGCGTTTTTCAATGCCCTAAGTGTTAATGGTCATGTAGGGGCATGCAACCGCCGTGGAATTAGTGATCGGGAAAATGACGGAAGTCGCCCACGATGTTGCACCCGACGATAAGAAATCTCCCGAAAATTGAGCGGTGCTCAAGGACTGCGGATCAATTGTCAGGGGCTGCATTGAAGCATTCCCCGTCACTGCAGCGGAACCGCTACAAGCTGCCCATAAATACGTACCCGCCGCAACGGTATACCCTAAAGGAGTACTGTTGTGATTCACACCACCCCCGAGCGATGAGATACGCTCACTTGCCAATAGTGTAAGCGTTGGCGATCCTCCTGCGCTATTGGGCGCTTGTGAGGAAGAGCATAACCCCACGTCGATGCTTCCTCCCGACCACGATGCGCCGGACGCACAATTAAACGTTACATAATTAATCGTAACACTCTGTGCCACATACCCGATGTACGTAAAATATATGTGATTCTTCGTTATCGTATTCGATGCGTTGATCGCTGGCGTTGCGACTGGATAGAAATACGTCGCTAAATAATTCGGATCAATCACGGGCGTGGGTGCACCCGCGACGCCTTGCGGGTTAATGAGCTCAACATTGTTGTTAGCTAATGAGTATAGGCATATGGCGTTTTTACCCGCGACTATATCGCCCACCGCAACTGCGCCGCCTGCCTTAACAATTGTTACGGTCGATAACGAATTAAACTTTACGGTTGGTGTCGTCGTAGCATTGCTGTTGGCCGGCGAAAACATAAACAGGAAATTGTCAGTAAACGCTGTAACGGCCGGAGAAAAATCTAAAACGTAGGCGTCGGCCACACCAACATCGGGCGTAGAGGTAAACGACTGCTGTTGCACTTGCTGAGGCGTTGCTCCCGCGACCGAACCACCATTGCCGATATAGTAGCCACTAAACCATGTCGTGATCTGGGTAGCATCTGTTCCAACGGTGGTAACAGAATTATTGTTTTGACAATAGATTTCCACATAGTCGCCACCGGATAATTGGACGTCTACCGATATGTTACTTGTGCTAGATGCGCCATTATATATCGTACCTTGATTGCCTTGCTTATACTCTGAGCCATTAATGTAGAGGCTTACATTATACATCGACGTTGTCACAACGTTCGCGTCATTCACGGTGACCAAAGAATCGAAATGGTAAATCCCATTGAGCGGTGCGACAAAACGATAGTTTGTTACGTTGTCGTAGTTATCCCCCATGTCGAATTCTTTAATCTGAAACTGTACTTTTGTAAAACTCGAAGCGGCCAGCGTAGTGGTCGAATTGCTATACGCGCCGAAGGCGATCGCAACTGGGGAAGGGTTAACGACCGTACAAACGCCTGCGTAGACGATCACCTGATATGGAACGCCCGCTACGATAGCACCGGGTGGTAATTGATGACCTAACGTGTCAAGTAAGTCGGTTACCCCGAGACTATTAACATTTATCGTACAATTTCCAGAACTGGTATTCGGCGTGGTGAACCAGAATGATGCAAAATTACTATAGGAACCTAACGGCGGGGTAAGACTAACCACATACGCGTTAGTAACGCCGGTATCTACCGCCGACGTAAAGGCATTACCCTGTATCTGTGCGGCAGTAACACCACCCCCGCCACCGCTTAAAGACGAATTAAACAATACGTAGCTATTAACCGCAGCATTATAACAAGCACTGTAAGTACCACCTGTCAGTAATTCGCCACCTACAAGCGCACCCGTGTTGGTTACAAGTGGGATTGCGCCAAATCCTACATCGATCGTGGTTGCACCGGTATTAGTATTCGCACATTGGAATGTAACGTTAACCACACCATTGGATACGATCGGGGGAGCTAACGCTAAAACGATCGCATTCGCTGAACCGCTGCTGTCGATCGCGTAAGTAAATTTCTGCTGCTGTACGTCATACCCAGACACAAACGATACGTACGGGTTTAGCAATATGAACCCGCCGAGCCCTGCCGCATATACCATCGATGCGAGCGATGCTGTGTTGAGATCGCCGGGTGCTACGGGTTGACCGTTGGCTAAAAGAATCGCGGTTGGCGAAACGGCGTTAACTTGCACCGTGGGATTCGCGGTCGCGTTTGTATTAAGGGGCGTAAACTGCAGGGGGAGCCCATTTGTGAGACTAGTGACCGTGGGGGTTAAATCTACAACGTACGCGTCCGCGATACCCGAATCTAATCCAAGATTAAAAGCAGATTGTTGGACTTGTAGGCCAGATGTTGCAGCCCCTAATAACGACGAATTCAGGATGATAAAATCCGTAGCGATAGGATCATACAAGAATGCGTACGACACCCCCGCTAAGAGCTCACCGCCCACTAACGGGCTAAGCATGTTATTGACGATGGCGATGGCACCGGTGCCGACATCCAACGTACTAGAGGCGGTATTCGCATGAGCGATATTATTAAGAATGAATATCCCGCCTGTGAGACTTGCGACCACAGGGGAATAAACACCCACATATGCATTCGCAGTTACGCCGGCGTCTGTCGCGCTATTAAACGCACTTGATTGGACTTGCGCGCTGGTTACTCCACCACCACCGCTGGCAAGTGACGAATTCTGCAGGACGAACCACGAATTGGCGGTGTCATACACAAAGTTGTAATTGTAACCAGCGAGCATTTCGCCACCGGACAACGCCGCACCCTGCAGGTTATGGATCGAAACGGGTGTGCCATTCACATCGAGCGTACTTGCGCCGGTGTTGCTGTTTGCTACCGCCAGCAATGAAACAGGTAAACCGTTCGTTAGCGTAACGACGGCGGGGGATAATGTGGTCGAGTACGTGTTTGCAGTCCCGGCGTCAACGCCATTGTTAAATGCATTCGCCTGTACTTGCGATGCGCTAGCGGACGAGGCCGACTGGGGGTTAAGTAGGAGCCAATTGCTGTTTACCGTTGAGTAAATCACGACGGCAGGCGTACCAGCGACGAGATCGCCAGCGACGAGCGCGGCCTGTCCCTGCTTGACGATCGCTGCAGCGGCTACCCCTGAGATATTTAGTGTGCTGGCGGAGGTATTGCTATGTGCCGGGATAAACTGGATCACCATGTTGTCTGTATAGAACGCAACGGCGTTTGACGGATTAACGTCATATGAATTCGCTGCGCCGGTGTCTGTGCCAGACGTATACACGTTACGCTGTATGTCGTACGCAAGAATGATTGAGCTACGGGGGTTCAGTAGCTGCCATGTGCCACGCGATGCCGACCATTGGCAGGAAACGCTGTACGTGGCGCCAATATCGCCCGTGACAAGCGTATTGCCATTATAGGTGATCGTATGTGCCCCGGCGCCTGCGTTGAGTGTAGGGGTATTCGTGGCGTTATTATTGAGTGGTACGAAAGAGACGATCATTGCGTCGGCGTACGAACCGGTGATCGCTGGCGAGCATGCTACAACATACGCCGAACCAGTACCCGAATCAGTGCCGAAATTAAATGCGCCTTGCTGAACCTGTATCGATGTTACGCCGCCCCCACCACCTCCGAAATTCGCCTGCGCGATAGTCGACCACTGTGTTGCGGCTGCCATGATGATAACAGAGGTTTGAGAGGGAACCGTTAGCGAAACGTTACCGTCGATCGTATCGGGCGAATTAGGAAGAAACGTCACATCACCCGCAGATATGTTATTTATACCGAACACCACGCCGGGGCTATAGGTCGCTACGCCGAGCGAATCGCTACAAGTCGTAGCTGCAGTGTTCATCACGTAGAATGCGTTTGTAGTAGTATGCGTAATGCCGAAACTAACGTTTACAAGGTCATAATACCATGCTTGTGGAATGCGCGTTATGTCCGACACATCAAGATTAGCGCCCGATGCGAGCGTAAGGGTACCCGTCAACGTACCGCCTGTGAGAGGCAGATAGCCCGAACCACCCCCGCCACCTGTTGTGACACCGAATATGGCGCAGTATTCTAGAAATTGTGCTGGGGTCATGATGCGATCCATCCGCTAATGTTCGTTATGTTCGTACCGTTGTTTGTAAACGTCTGGGTGTACGTGACGCCGTTCAACACCGTGAAGATCGTAGCCACGAAACCGCCCGCCCACGTGATCGTCAGTGGAAGGTTGTCGAGGTCTAACTGCTGGCCGTTGTCCGCTGTGACTACTGTACTCATGCGCGCTTATTTCCCTGTCATGATTTTCTGATACATTTTCGCCGCTTCGATTGGGTCGTTAGTCGATTCTGCAATAAACGGGATCGGCGCCGAGGTGGGTTTGTTTTCCACAACATTGCTGGTTTTCAGCCATCCCGCTTGCCTGTCTAGATAAAAGCAGATCGCCTTCCGGTCGCCTTCTTCGATCAATTTCCATAGCTTACCAGAGACCTTTGCGATCGCGCTAGATTTACCCGTACAAACGGCAACCACGAGCTCGGGCTGGCGCATAAGCGCAGCGAACCATGTGGAAGATGATATCCCATAGTAATTATGGATTTGTTCTTGCGATAGTCCGAGCCCTGCGAATTCAGCGATCTGAAATAGCATATCTTGGGTTGCTATCCACATGTTCTCAGTGCCGCCCGTTTTACGGGGCGTTGGTATTGGTTTTCCACTCACGCGGTGTTTCTCACTTCTGTTGATCACAAGTGCCCATTATGCGCCCGATTGCTTCGAAATCAAACTGTACAGATATTACACTCGTGGGGGTAGTGCACAGTGGTATGGGGTCGGTGACGGATGAATACTCGGTCATAGTTCCGTCATAGAGTTCCGTCATTGGGTAAACTATTGTTTTTATTACTATTATTACTATTTATGACGGAATGACGGAACTATAACAATCTCCAGCGAAACTGTAGGATGATAATATGGTATGTTATATCCATGCCCTATACTACAATCCTGCTAAATCGGTGTGGGTAAGGGTTTTCATCCGTCATCCGGCAGAAATAGGTCTAACTTAATGATAAAAAACAAATTTTACCCATGACGGAACTTTTACGAAATATCAATGGCACTGTTCACACCCCCGTGATAAACTGCTTTTTTACTTACGAGGACACAAAAATGAGGATTACGACGCGTTCCGAGGCCTTCGAGGATGGTCGGAACACATATTTTACTGGTCGAGCGTGCAAAAACGGCCACGTAGCGGAGCGATACGTTCGCAACGGTAGCTGTATGGAGTGCATTAGGTGTACAGCCCGCAGTTACCGAAATGGGTTTTCACAGTCGCGAATATATAAAACGAGAGGCTACCGTTTAATCAATGTGTGGGTTCATCCTGATGACGAGCCCGGATTGCTCGCCCATGTTGAGGCACTGAAGGATGCACGCATGCTGATGGAGCCAGCCCACACTAGGGGGCTACCACCCGGCTATCACCATGGGGACGGCGCGGCACTAAGAAACAGGAGTAGGCGATAATGTGTGGATGCTACTCAGAAATCAGAAGGGTCGTTTATTGTGATTACCACAAGAAAAAACTTGAAAAGGTTTGTAGACAGCCCACCGTGTATATACCCGTGGCGCGTGCGAATGAATACATATCCCTTCTGGATCGTGCGGCAAACCTATGGCTCGTTGCTAATGGGTATACGCCGATTACCCGTACGATGGGATCAGGTAATCCGGATAGTATGGAAACCGGGCGCCTCAGGATGCTAATTCCCCCAGAGCATGCGAATAAGATAATCGCGCTGCGGCATACTTTGCGAGACGGTAAAATGGTTGATCCGGACTGGCCGAATTGATATAGTGACGCTACGGTCACAGCAACCTGTCGGGGGCGCCGACGCGTGGGTATCCTTGCGTAAAGCCGAGTTGTGCCCAGTTCCTTGATGAAACGGCGGGTGTGTGATAGCACCCGCTACGAATAATACACAGTAGCGTCGTGGACGGTGACACGAGTGATTATAGCACCCCCTCTGGCCTGACTACGATCACAGTAATGTGATACAGGGCAGTAGTCCGCATGTGGACAAGGCCACGTTCATGCGATGCAGACCAGCTATAGTCATGTCCGGGTGTCCGGTTCGATCCCGGTTGATGGGGACAGCACGTTCAATTCGTGCCTACTGTAAAGAGCGCAAGGGTGGTTGCTAACGACCGCCCAAAGCAGCAAGCCGGGTACCGTATGCCCGGCCGAATACGTCGCAGTTTGCTAGTCAACTGATACAGCCCGCCTCGGCCGGGAGACGTGAAGCCGAGACAGTTAAGCATTAAGGAGCAATGAATGGTTAAGCACGATGCAGTCGATCACCCCGCCCACTATACGAGCAGCGACGCCAAATGCGTTTCGTGTAACACGCCGATAGAATGTATTGATGTCGTCGGGTCGCTTCCGTTTTTAGAGGGTAATATTATTAAATACCTATGGCGGCATTCGCATAAAAATGGTCTGGAAGATTTACGAAAAGCACGATTTTATCTGAATCATTTAATAAATAAGTTAGAATCATAAGGAGCCACAACTATGTTCGCAATAATTAAAGAGTTCATCGTTAAGTATTTAGCAAGTATGACCGAAGATGAGTTAAAATCAGTATTAACAGACTTCGCTATGTTGCCGCAGTTCGCGCCCTTCGTGTCGATAGTGCAAGATGTAGTCGCGGCAGTCGATGCAGCGAAGTCTGTCGTAGAGCCAGCGGTCGTGTCTGAAAATGACCAGTCGGCCACACCACCCGCAACCGAGTGATCGTGCACCCCCGATTTATCCCGGGGGTTTTTTTCGTTTCGCTATTGACGTACCCGTCACTAAGGAGTAAGATCGCTCTATCAGGTCGGCAATGTGCTGACCGTAACGGGAGATAGAACGATGAACGAGAATGAAACATTGTGTCAGTGCGGTGAAACGAAAGTAAAAGAGGAATATGTTTGTGATATCTGCCAACGCTACGAAGACGAAGCGAACGAATATAACGAGTGGGGTGTGTGATGAACACAAACGCTATGGACAACTTAATAATGACAGTGCGCTTCAAAGAACACGGTACGTATCTGCACTATAACGTCAAAGGCGAGTTCCTCGGGTGGTCGCTATTCGCATACTGGCGGGGTGTGTGATGGACACAGATATTACAGTATGCGACTGCTGCGGGCATACAGGAACATGGGATCAAGCCTATGATCACTTAGAAGAATGTATCGAGATAGAACGTCAACTAGAATACGGGATAGTGCTATGAGCATGATTAATAATTTAAGGCTAACGGCTAATGAAATGTCATTCACCGTACAAGAGGATTCATCGCTAGGGTCTGCTTTCGAAGCGGTAACTTATCGTATCCGGCATGTAGACGCAAATTTTTATAATGTTTTTCGAAATCCATATACGCATGATATGCAATCTGGGGCTGCTTTTACCTACATAGGATGGATAACGACTAGCGGATTCTTAACCCCGGAAATGGTGATGGCGAAGTTTGAGGGGGTTAACGGGCACCGCTGATGAGATTATAACAGGTGTGTCATACAAGCGAACGTATAAGGCGTTACGGGTACTGACCGGTCATTCTCCACGTCTAGGCATAGCGAAACAACACACCCGGGAGTACATGGGATCACTAGGCTGGGAATGGGTATCTACCATGCGCATTGGTTCGGGTTGTACAGTACACTTGTGCGCCGACGAACTACCGGCTGGGGAAATTATATGCCAAGTGAGTAAACATGTTTGCGCTGTGGTCAACGGCGTCTTGCATGACACCCACGATAGCAGCCGTGCCGGTACGCGTTGTGTCTATGGCTACTACCGTAGGGAGGGTTAGCCACATGTTGCTAACGGAAGACGAGTTAAAGATTGTTGAAAGTTGGTTCCGTCGCATGCGCACGGAATCGATCAAAATCGATGACGTTAAACTAAACGAGCGAATCCTGCAGCACGTACGCGACGCGAAGGCCGCGAAGCGTTACACAGGCGAGTCTCGCAGGCTGCGCGCGTTATACGAAGCAATCCGCACTGAGTCAATCCATGTGGGTAACATCGACCAGATCGACCGCACGTATGTGTCTATCGAAGACCTGATGAATATGTTTAAGGAGTTATTGAAATGAATAATTACACCGTACAAATCCGCACCCCCAAGCGTGGTGTCGTCTACGAAACCGCCGCACTTCCGCGCTACAAGGCGGACGAAATTGCCGAATCCCTCCGGGCACTCGCGGCAGCAATAAAGAGCGACGCAGCAATACGCGTCCGCTTCACGCGGGGGTGCTGGGAATGAATCGAGATGAACTGCAAGAAAAGATCAACACGTTACAAAAACACCCCATGTATGCAAATCGCGATCTCAACGCAGAAGCTGAACGGTTTCCAACATGGAGCCAATTAGAATCATACCTCCGCACACTTGAACAACACGCGGCCGCAACGGAGAGGTTATTCATATGACACTCAAGATAAGCAAACAACACGCGGCAATCATCCGCAAGTATCAAGCGCACCCACGCTATAGGACGCGTAACTTACGCCGCGAAGCAATGGTTTTTGAATCGCAGCTAGCATTGCGCGGTTTCATTTATATGCTAGAGGACGGATTGAAAGCGGTTCCGATCGTAAAGCGGAACGTTCAGCCACCTATGCGAGTAAAAGACGGGGCGTAAGCCCCGTCACACTATCCGTAAGCCCCGTCACACTATCCGTAAGCCCCGTCACACTATCCGTAAGCCCCGTCACACTATCCGTAAGCCCCGTCACACTATCCGTAAGCCCCGTCACACTTGATCCTTCTCGTACTGCTTCGTTATCCTCTGCCCATCATCCCATAGTAGAGTAAGATGATCTGATCGCACGTACAGGCACGGGCGATTACCGTCGGGTATGACGTTAGACGTCGTACGGCCTTCAAGCAATCCTCTGTGGAGTTCGTACCCTAAACTGCGAAGTAGCTCACCACGTTTGTTGCGTGCAATCCGAGCGGTTGCGCGTATCTCGTCAAGTAAATTATTTAATGCTGTGGTGGACACCCAGCCGTTGCGGAATCCCGGACGACCAGATGCAATTGCCTCGATGACTTCTTGTTCGATACGACCTGCGGATTGAGTGATTGCGCTCTCAGTACACGAAGTTGTTGGTACTCGTCTGCAAGAGCCAGCCGGGTTATATTCATCGAGTATGTGATAGTTCCGGAGAAAATGATTAACGTTAGCGAATCCACCATCATTCAACCACCCATACAATCGTTCGAAATAGCCACCTGACATCCCATCGCGCTTGAGGTCTTCAAGTGATTGCTGTGCAGTGTAAAAAGGTGCGAAGGTTCGGTTATTTCTCGTCTTACGAAGGCCGTCTTTGTGATTACTATTAATGATGAAATTCGCACATACTTGCCGTGTAACTTTTTTACCGCCTTTTGGTTCGATCTCTTGCCATTCTCCGGTAATCATCGGCTTCAATGCTTCGTATATTTCGTTTAGCCCATCGGCTACGTAAATATCTTCTACTGCAATAAAAACGCGCTCGTACATAAAATCGTTAAACCGGCTGGCAAGTTCTGCAGCTTTGGGAAAATGTGTGTAGGCTGATCCGACAGCGTATTGCACGCACTTCGTTAATAGTGTTTTACCGTTTCCCTCAACGCCTTGAATAAATGGACACCACTGGAATTTCACGCCTTGGTATTGTACGACGGCTGCCATGTAGGACAGCAAGATATCTGCGTCTCGTTTCACTGGACACAGCTTAATGAGGTGTTCCAGAAAAAGTGTTACGTCACCCTCAACACAGGGTATTTCCATCGGCCAGTACGTATTTACGTAAGTAAACCCGTTCTGATTAATAATCGCACCTGTCGGTAAATCAGGACGAAAACAGGTGTCGTCGACTTGCGGATGTACCACAAGTTGAGAATCGATAAAAGCATCGAACGCGTTTTTAGTTGTACGTGAGTTTGCAGCATCAATCGTAAATATTTTACCGCCATACGCCGATTTAAAAACTGTTGGTTTTAGCAATCGTCCGCGCGGCACAAGCATTTTATCTTGCTCGATCACATACACACAACCGGCGAAATATGCGGCTTGTTGCTCTGCGTTGAGAAATGCAGACGATGTGTCAATGCTCGCGACCATGACGGGCGCAACTGGCGGGGGATCAATACAGACGGTCGTGTTGATCTCTATCGCGTTAACAATCGTTCGCGGCAGATAATCGCCACGATCGTATTTGTCACGATAGAGCCCTGATGCGAGCATGAGCGTACGCATGCGCTCCGCATCACATCCCGTCCAAAACGCTAGATGCTGGGCAAGCGCCGCATCAGCTTTCGAGTCATCGTATCCGTCCAGTTTATCCGGTGCCGGGTAAGCTCCGGCTAGTATGTGCACGTTACGCTGCCATAAATCACGAAACGTCGCTTTGCTACTAAATGTATTACGATGTGGCAAACAAGCACGACGGATCAGATCCGAGTCATCCACAGAGCCAACCCATCGTGAATCGACGCCACGCGTAACAAGTGTTGCGAAACGTTGTAATATATCGCCATTGCCGTTACTATTCGAACGGGGCGGAAAATATTGGTTTGCTATCTCCCAGATCGCATCAGACGTAAACGCCGCGTTACCCACAGCATTGTTGCCGGTTAAAGCTACGAAACGACCAGAGTTATAGAGTTCTATATTTAACTCGGCAGGCTTGCAACAATGCTCAGGTAATATCCCCGATCCGATAATATGTAATCCTTGTCCCGATTGCGAAACCTCGACTGCGCACCCCACTAAGCGCGTCAGGAGTTCGACTGCTAGCGGTGACCACTTGCCGTTAACCACACAAGAATCGATATCAAGAAACCAAAACGGATCGTTATCTGTAAAAACGAACCCTACACCATGACGCGCACCCATGCGGTTGGCTGCGGCCATTGCCTCGTCGCCGCTTAACCATATGGCGGGGTCGTGTGCGTTGGCTGGTAGCCCTGTATTGAGGTTTACTGGGATTTTATCAGACTTACCGGGTCGCGATGTGCTAGGTCTGATGTGGTATACGACAAACTGTTTATACAAATTTAAAGCGTGAAAGGCCGCCGGCATGAATTCCATTTGTTATCCCTTGATGAATATACTTACGTGCTAGTCGAAAAGCGCTTTTATTTTGTTACGAAGTGCAGGCGTTAGTTTACTGGTTAATGGGTCGTGCAAGCTAATACCTTGTGCAATGATTTCTACAATACCTCTGTCGATTGCCGCACTTAGAATGACGCGCTTAAACTGCGCCATGGTAAAAAAATACTTTGATACAAGTCCGACGGACACCGACACCTCGCGTGCAACGTCTTCGCGTGTGACTGCGTGATACCCGTGTCGGATCGCCAGTTTAATACCCGCTTGTAGTATTTGTTCTTTTCGTTCTTGCGGGTCTTTACGCTCTCTTTCTTTCATTATTCTATGTGCTCCGGGGCGAGTTCGCGCCCGTTAATCAAGTGTGTGATTAGCTCACGCGTGCATAACGCGCATGCTCTAGGATTTTTATCGTGTGCTCCGTTATACACAGCGGCTTCAACATTCGCGAAGTGGAACCCCGGGTCGAGGGACGCACCGCACCACGTTGTATCTGTATCCTGTTTAATGTGTGCTGTCATAGCGTACCCTCACCGGTCGCAAACGCCGCATCACCGCCCATGCTCACAACTAACTCGATCCATTTTAATTGCGCTCGTTCTTCAGGCGAATCGTGGAACGCCCATGTATTCCGTTTCACTTCGCGTGATAGAAACTGCCCTATGGTGTGGCCGATATGCGCAGTCGTGATAATCACAGGGCGTATACCGATCAGGTCGGCGGACTTGACCACACGGTTAACCGCGGTGCTCTCGTTCGCTAATCCGTAGCGTACGAACCCTGTATCGGTTGCGAACGCTCCGACGTTGTTACGCCACAATCTGCAACCTTTGTTCGTTGCTTCTAGCTTAATGATGTTCATGATCGCGGCCTCTGATTTATTGTCCGCCCAGTGCGGTGCGGGATGATCACGATCAACCCCAAACTGTATGCGCAAGTCGGCGATTGCGTCGTCTGATATGTTCCACTTTTTAACCCATTCCGTTAGTAGCATGGCGATACTCCCCTAATCCATCATGCTACCGTAGTATTGACCTTGGCGTCAATAGCGCGCTTCACGCGGTCGCATAGGTCGTTTGCGGCGTTGGCGCCTAGAGTCTGGGCGGTGCCGATATCTATGCCGAACGCGTGATAAAATTGCCTGTATATGCCGGAGTCATCCACACCAAGAGCCCGCGGCCAGCCCGCCCATTGCGCGATCGCCATGCGTAGGTCGTGTTGCGACTGTTGGCGCGCGGTATGTCGTAGTGCGACCGCTCGCTGGGCTATTGCGTCAAGCCCTTGTGGTATACGGACGCCGCCATCGATCCGGTCGATCTCACCGCGTAAGGCGGCGAGCACGGATGGGTCGAGCTCGGTTAAATCCCCGTCAACTTGTGCGGGAGTCGATCTCTGTTGTGGGGGTGTGTAAAACCCGCAGTTAGGGCAAACCCTGATCGTGCGAGGGTAAACCCCCATGCAGGCCGGATTAAGACACACACGCAGCGGGATAACGTCGTCCGCGGGTTTAGCGCGCCGATCTCGACGATCAAGCGACCATGCCCGCGGGGCGTCTGGGAGGCCATGGCGAATGACGTTACCCACATGATCGATAATTTTAGCATGTGTTTTGCCCGGCATGGGACGGAGGGATCGCCCGAATTGCTGTGAGTATAACCCGTATGATGCGGTCGGCCGCGCCATCGACACTACGCTAATCGCCGGAACGTCCACGCCTTCGCCGAGTAAATCCACGTTTACAAGCTGCAGCAATTCGCCGTTGCGGAACCGGCGCATAATTGCTGAGCGCAAGAGATCGGGGGTTTTACTGCTGATTACCTCTGCCGGTACGCCTGCGGCGCGGAACGCTGCAGCTATGTCGGTCGCGGCCTCAATGTCAACCGCAAAGGTAACACCCGGTTGACCGGGTGCAATCCGTTGATAATGCGCTACCACATCACCCGTAATGTGAGACTTGTGGATCGCCGCGCGTAGTGGTTTAGGGCTGAAATCACCCCCCGGCGCCGTGGTTACCGCGGATAAGTCGAGATCGGAGGAAGGGGCGAATATTCGGTAGTCGGTAAGATAACCCATCCGGATAAGCTCCCGCATCCCTACTCCTATCACCATCGCATCCATGATCCCATCCGCATGTCGACCGAGCCCTCGACCGTCCGCGCGAATGGGGGTTGCTGTGGGATACAGTCCGTTTGCATTAGGAAACAAAGCGGCCGCTCGTCCCCACTTATTATCGAGTAAGGGGTGATGCCCTTCGTCTTGCACGACTAGTTTGATTCGTTTGAACCATGCTGTATCAGGTGCCATGCGTATGAGGGTATCTACTCCTGCCACCACAACCCGGCTATGCGGGTCATAGAACGATCGACCGAATTCTGCCATGTGGATCGCGATCACATCACGGATCGCCTGTCTCTGTGCGATCAAGTTATGCTGTATGCCATAGCGGCCTAGCGTGATTGATATCTGGCTAACGAGTTCGACGCGATGCGCGATCGCGATACAAGGATCGACCGATTGTGACATGAGGTATGCAAAGATTGCCGTTTTACCGCCGCCCGTCGCAAGCTGGACGAGTACGTTTCGGGCGCCTGTTGCCCACGCTGCGCGTATGTCATGCACAACGGCTATCTGATACGGTCTAAGCTGCATGCGATCCCCTATTGACGAGGCCGTCATTATCATTGTATCGTAGCGACCTGTCAACTAACGGAGCACCGAGCATGATCAAGATCGAGATAACGAACCCCCACGAAATGACCGAGCGCGAGATACACAACATGTGCACGTATCTGTACGCATGTGTCGGCCAAGTCGTAGCGAAAGCACCAGACGCACCTCAACGTGGTAGAGCCGGTGACCTTACCGCTGGTGATCTGATCGACGGTCAGCGACTGATAGCTGCTAAACGCGACGAACAAGGACTTAGCAAAGATGTATTTATGGATATGGTGGACACACCGAGCGCACCGCCCGTCCCCGAGTACCTAGCGAATACCGGTGCGGCCAACCCGTCGTTACCTAGCGGCATGATTGCCACACCTGTCGAGCTCGTGCTCGACGCGAAGGGTTACCCCTACGACGGTCGCATCCATTCACGCGAGGCGACACGCGTTAAGGACGGCACGTGGAAACTCAAACGCGGCGTTGAGATGGAAGAAGTGATTCGAATCCGTAACGAGTATATGGCTGCACAACTGGCACCTGTTCCGGCAGCCGTGTCGATGACACCGGCCGCTCCCGTAACCAACGTTCCACCTCCTCCGCCTGCTGTACCCGCTACCGGAGTTCCGCTTGATTTCCCCGCTATGATTACGCTTGTGTCTGAGGCTTTTAACAAGCATCGCGTTACGCAAGCCGACGTACTTTCGATCGTTACGGAGCTAGGATTACCCACGCTGCCTATGCTACAAACTCGCCCCGACCTCTTGCCCCATTTCCATTCACGGTTCATGGCTCTGTTAAACAAGGCGGTTGCGGCATGAGCGAAACAATATGGGAGCAAATAGCAACCGGTGGCAGTGGTGATGGCGCTCTAGTTCGGCTTAAAGTTCCGGGCGGCTGGTTGTATAGAGACACGACGGTAATAGCGAATAGGGATGGTCTTTTCCCCGTTGTTACCATGTGTTTCGTGCCTGAACCCAGCGGAAGCAATGTGCTGTATGTATGCCGTTGCGGGGGTGACGTAACGTTTATGACTGTGTATGGCCTAAAACATTGCATGAATTGTGCGGGGGTCGTGTATGAGTGAACATTCCATACTTCCCCCGTCAAGCGCCGCGCGTCGCGTAGCGTGTCCGGGGTCGCGTAAATTAGAATCGATGTATCCGGATCAGGGTTCGCCGCATGCTCGGGAGGGTGAGGCGGCGCACTGGGTCGCGTCGGAACTGTTACGTACGCGAATCAACATACCGCCGATCGCGCCTAACGGTGAGCAAATCACCACGGAAATGCTGCAGGGCGGAGAGATGTATGTGCAAGCGATTCACGAGGTAATGGGGTCGGAGCTCCTCGCACTGCACATTGAAGAACGGGTTACGATCGCTTCAATCCATCGCGACTGTTGGGGGACACCCGATGCATGGTGGTTCGACATGTCAAGCAGTACGCTACACATTTGGGACTACAAGTTTGGACACGGGTTCGTTGAAGTATTCGAGAATTGGCAGTTAATCGAGTACGCGAGCGGGATACTTGATCAGCTGGGGATAGATGGACTTTATGATCAGAGAACTACAGTCAATTTTTACATCGTACAGCCCCGTTCTTACCATCGCGATGGCGCTGTTCGCCGCTGGTCAGTGCGCGCGAGTGATCTTCGGCCGTTTTTTAATATCTTGCATGTTGCGGAAGCTCGAACGTTCGATGCTGCGCCAATCTGTCGTCCGAGTCCTGAGTGTACGTATTGCACCGCCCGCCATGCGTGCGAAGCATTACAACGATCGGCATTATCGGCAGTCGATCTGAGTCAGTGCGCTATCGTTCACGATCTCAATGCGTTAGCCACAGGGTCAGAGCTCCGTGTGCTCGAACATGCGGCTATGCTCCTTGATGCACGGATCACCGGACTACGCGAACAAGCACTTGCGATGATCGCACGGGGTGAGGTTGTTTCGTGGTATACGGCTGAGCCCACCACAGGGCGTCAACGTTGGATTAAACCAGACGGTGAGGTGGTCGCCATGGGTGTATTGATGGGGTTCGATCTGAGTCAGCCAGCGAAACCAATTACACCGAAGCAAGCGATCTCGGCCGGTATGAACAAAATGCTCGTTGAATCGCTAAGCGAAACACAGCACGGCGCATTGAAGCTCGTAGCAGATAATGGATCGAAAGCACGTAAAATATTTGGAGGTGTTTCATGAGTCCCGACTACTACCAAGCACTAACTGATGTGATCGACGATCTAAAACGCGCATGTCACGAAATACTCGCGGATGAGCGTATTCCCGATGACTCTACTAAAACAATATCACTCGTGGTGCTAGAGTCAGTTATTCGCCGTGTTGAGGAACTGGGTAGGTCGGCCGGATTATCCACAACCCTCGACCGTCTTTCATAAACACAAATAGCTATTGACGTACCCGTCACTAAGGAGTAAGATCGCTCTATCAGGTCGGCAATGTGCTGCCCGCAATGGGGGATAAAACATGACTTACAGCGAATTAGCAAAAAAGTACAACATCACCGTAGAGAAGTTAAAACAACTGCAACATGACTTTGTGCAATGTGAAGGTTACGCCGATTCTGGTTATGAGTTTATAAATCTAGAAGATTACATAAAATATAATACCGTGAAATTTGAAAAAAGAACAAAGCCGGTGTTTTTTAAATCGCTTTGCGAATAAAAGAGGAAATCAAAATGGCGCAAAATAAACAATACGCTGTGATAGTGAAACGTGGCTGGCATATAGAATCAACCCGTAAATTTGCAACGAAACGTGAAGCATTTGCGTATGGTCATTTCAAAGAAAAAGAAACTTACATCTGTCATTCTTTGTTCGATGAAGTAAATGACATCTATCGGCCGACATACGAAAACTATATTGTCGAGAGAACCCATTAGTGGAGGTACGCATGTTAGTTAAAACAATATTAGTCATCACACTATTGCTCACCTATTACGGTTTATATGTTTCACTTAAAGAGGTCGTCTATGGGTAATCGACATACAGTGATAAAACAATCAAAATCTCGGTGCATAGTGTGCTCCGTCGGAACCATCGAGGAAGCGAAAGAATGGGTGCGTGCGAATCATCCATCCGATACGTCCGGCAACTGGGTAATCGATGCCGATCCGGCGTGCGCGCCGGTTTTATACAGTGCGCTTGTTGATCACGAGCATTATATTTTTACGGCGGCATGCATATGATGACGATGGATTTGTTTGTATCAATCATCGGATGGTGCGGTGCCACCCTGATTGTCACCTGCACTGTAAGCGTAATAGTGTTCTTGCTTTTTATTATGCGTGCTTACCTGAGAGGGATATTCCATGGCTATTGAGCTATCAGAAGAAACGACACGTGAAGTTAAACACATACAGGAGTCGCTCGTTTCGGCTCGCGACACGATCGAAAAGAAATTGCGCTCAGTGCTTGATGAATTCATAAACGAAACGATGGTAAATTTTTCGAATACCGTCGAATGTGACCTTAACTATAATTTCACGAGATGGATTCGGCGCGAAGTGGATAAACTCATGCATGGTTTACTCTCCGGCAACATGGCGTATCTCAAGTACTCTGCCATTGTATCGGATTACTCGTTTGATAAACTGCAAATGATTCGAAAAGCGATATACGATGCGGCGAAGGACGACATACTCGAATCGGCACTCGCGGAACAAGCTAAAACTATACAGCACTTAACGTGCCGATTGGAAAGCACGCAAGAAAAATTCAGAGAATACCGAAACGACAACGGGGATTTCTGATGAAACGATATTACAATCGCAAGAAACCGCTAGAAGCGGAACAATGGGATGGTGAGCCACACCCGCTTGTTATCGATTGCACCGTGATAACGGTAACTGGCCGCACACCCATACGACCGGGCGACTACATCGTACAAGATACACATCTAGGCGTGACCTACACCGCCGTGGGGAAGCGTGCCGTATTCGAATCATCGTATGAGGAGGTGACGACATGAGGCGCGTATTAGCACATACGACGGTATGCTGCGCATACATACAAGATTTCGATCATGAAATTAATCGACTGTTAGCACAAGGTTGGGAGCTATGGGGAAACCTATTCGCACATGAGAAATTCCTATTTCAGGCGATGGTTAAATACGAGCGGGTGACGACATGATGCGGATCATACGGTATGACATTATGCTTCAACATGGATTACCTGAATTGTGCCGAGCGGTTCAAGAAGCGATCGATCAGTATGGTTGCCAGCCGTTAGGCGCGCCCTTCGTGTCATCGCCGGGCTGGTATGGACAAGCGATGGTTACCTACGAAACTGAATCCAATTGACGCCCCCGTCAATAGCACGTAACATACGTTACCTAACAATGGAGATACAAACATGTCAAACAAGATTACACAAATACGTACGCCCGTTGGCCGTTTAGTTCAGGGTTCGTTATATCGCGGTAATACGAAAGATCGCGAAGGTAACGTGCTGGTCTACAAAACCGGAAAGATGGCCGGACAACCACGCATGCAGTTTTATTTCGCCGTCGCTATCCCGAAACAGCATGGTCTGCACTGGTCGCAAACAGAGTGGGGCAGTGTGATATACAATGTTGGTCACAGTGCTTTCCCGAATATCGCGACACCCACCTCGACTAAATTCGCGTGGAAAATAGCCGACGGCGATTCGACCGAACCGAATTCCGAAGGTACTCGCCCGTGTGACTGCCAAGGCTTCGCGGGATGCTGGGTGCTGCGTTTCAGTTCGTCCATGGCACCGAAAGTTTGTACAGCACGCGGTGAGGAATACATCGCGCAAGAGGATTTCGTTAACCTTGGCGATTTCGTACAAGTCGCTGCAACGGTAGACGGTAACGATTCGACACAGCAGCCGGGCGTTTATTTGAACGGTATGATCGTAGCGTTTCAAGGTTACGGCGAAAGAATCATCCTCGGGATCGATGCTAAAAGCGTCGGGTTCGGGCAGGAGGCATTACCGGCTGGATGTATGCCAACACCCCCATCGGGTATGTCTGCCACACCAGCACCGAGCGTAACACCCCCCGTAGTGCAAGGCATACCGGCGCCGGCCGCAACGCAACCCCCTCCATATCCCGGCATTATGACACCCGCGCCTGCACCAATCGCACCACCACCGGCTCCTATTGCACCACCCGTGCCCGTATCACCGTTGCGCATGATGACGCCCGCTGCGCAGGGGCATTCGTACGAAGCGTATAAGGGGATGGGTTGGTCGGATGATGATCTCATTCGCATGGGTTACATGGTTAATTAATAACGACGCCCCGCAAGGGGCGTAACACAGGAAGCAACACACATGGCAGTGATATTCGACATTGACGGAACACTAGCAGATTGCACACATCGCTTGCATTACATTCAAGGCGAACAGAAGCGTTACAACACATTCTACAACGCGATGGATAAGGACATGCGGATTAAACCGATCGCGTCCCTAGCGATGGATTTGTCCCGTTCAACGCGAATTATCATGGCAACCGGCCGACCTGAATCACATCGTGACATGACGCTCGCGTGGCTAGAGGCGAATAACATTCCCTGCCACGACCTGTACATGCGCCGTGTGGGTGACTTCAGGCCGGATTACGTGGTTAAAAAAGAAATGCTAGACGCGATAAAACGACATTATCCGGTTGATTTCGCTATCGACGATTCACCGGCCGTTATCGAAATGTTTAATAGCAACGGTGTGCTGTGCCTAGCTATGCCAAGGAGTGAAACGAAATGAAAATCGTTAAGTATGCTTTATCAATTATTACCGTGGACAGTGAGGCTATCGAAACCTCAATCGAGTTAAAATATTACGGAAACGAAAACATTATCATTCTCGCTACGGAGTTATCGGAAAAGGATTCGGGCACCGTTGCGGAAACACGATCGCTATGCGTACCGCGTCATATCCTCGAAACATTTATGGAAACGATTAGATGAAAACCGTTCATTACCCGAAAACAACATTTACACGATCGGTTAAGACGTTTTGCCGTGTCTGTAATAAAAAACTAAAACGTGTTATCTCTGATTATTTCACAATAAACCCATGGAATAAGAGAACACATCATGAGAATGTTGTCCACATAACGGAGGTACTCGACAATGCCGAAACATCCCTCACAACGGATGGTACGATTTGCAGAAAATGCGAGGCTTTGACATGAACAACTGGATCGATTGCAACGAACGATTACCCGAGCCCGGAGAGTTCGTTTTAGCATGTAATGCGGATGGCGGCCACATACTTGATTGTTACATTATCGCCAGAGTGACCGACGGGTATGTGTGGAGCGACGTCGATTATTACGACGTGAGCGGAATTACGCATTGGCAGCCATTACCGGAGCTACCCGCATGATAAATGAACATGAACGTTTTGAGTTTTTAGCTAAATCAAATTATGAGATGGTTTACTCGTGGCACAAAAAATTATACTTATGTCTAGTTGGGAAACGTCACTATCAAGTATCTTTCCCGTATGAAATAATAGCGTACGAATATAAAAATAAATTATACATAACGAAATACGGACGCATTGCATGATAATAGCTAGCGATGAACTGAAATTATTTAGACAAAGACATGGTATGTCGACAAAAGCGTTTTGCGAAAAATATAAGATTTGTCGAACGTCATGGGTTAGCTGGGAGTCCGGGAAAAAACCTCCGAGTGGCACTGTTCAAACATTTCTACGATGTTTGATGAAAGAACCGAAACTGATGGAGAAGATCATTAATGACACTGCCACCACCGCCCCCATCGTTTGAAACGTTACCCTATGGCACTATATTACAAACGGGTACTTGCGCATCGACGATCATTGCTGGATTAGATTTCGAAACATTTTCGGAGGCAGGGTTTATATGGAATCCGATAACAAGTAAATTTGATCCTCCACCGGGCGCTAAAGATAAGGGACTACCGACAATCGGTGCTGCAGTGTACGCGATGCATCCGAGTACTGAAGTGTTATCTGCTGCATACGATCTCAAAGATGGTACCGGAGAGCATTTGTGGTTGCCGGGTCAACCACCCCCACTCGATCTGTTCGAACATTTGCAACGCGGTCGACTACTGCAGGCGTGGAACATGCAGTTTGAATACTGGATTTGGACGTACGTTTGCACACGCCGCTATGGTTGGCCACAACTGCCTGTGCGACAATTACGATGCGCGCAAGCTAAATCCCGAGCGCATGCACTGCCGGCCAGTTTAGACGGTGCTGGCACTGTGCTTGATATTAGTCACAAAAAACATGCTGATGGTCGGCGCCTCATAATGAAATTTAGCGTACCGCACAATCCAACGAAGCATAACGCGCGAACGCGCGTATTGATGGCTGACGAACCCGAAGACGGCGGCAAATTCATTGCGTACAACATTCAGGATATACGCGCAGAGGCGGAGATATCGCGCTTGTGTCCCGATCTCTCACCGTTTGAATTAGAGTTCTGGTTATGTGATCAAGCTATCAATCGCCGTGGTGTTCGATTGGATCGACAAACGATCGAGGCGGCGCGCGATGTGATCGAGCAAACGGCGCTGAAATATAACGCAGAGTTGCGTCTATTAACGCGCGGGCATGTAGGGTTCGCAACGGAAGTACAAGCGATCAGGAAATGGTTGTTATCGATGGGAGTGCATACTGAAACGCTCGACATGGAAGATATCGAAGAGATACTAAAACAACCGCTATTGCCTAAAATTAAACGCGTACTAGAGATCAGGCAATTGCTTGGATCGGCCGCCGTTAAAAAAATCTATGCAATGTTAAACACAATGGATTGGAACGACCGCGTGCATGATCTGTTCGCGTATCATTCCGCACGTACCGGTCGTGCTGCAGGCCAAGGTGTACAACCACAAAACTTGCCGAATAGTGGCCTTGATGTTTTAGAGTGCTTAAGTTGCAAACGCTATTTTGTTAATCGTGTGGGGTGCGCATGGTGTGGAAGTAATCGGGCACACACTACACATGAATGGAATCCGAAAGCGACAGAGGATGCGGTAGAATGCATACGCACACGATCTGCTGATCTCGTCGAAATGTTTTTTTCAAATCCAATCAAGACGGTTTCAAGCTGTTTGCGCGGAATGTTTATCCCGGCGGATGGTTGCGACTTCATATGCTCCGACTACGCATCGATCGAACCGATCGTACTTGCGATACTAGCGGGCGAGCAATGGCAAATAGATGTTTTCAATTCGCACGGAATGATTTACGAAATGACTGCTTCACGCATAACAGGGGTGCCGTTCGAAGAATTCATCAGACACAAAAAAGAAACTGGTAAACATCACGAAGATCGAAAGCTTGGTAAGACTGCAGTTCTTAGCTCGGGATACGGCGGTTGGATAGGCGCATGGATTAATTTTAAAGCTAATGAGTTTCTCACAGAAGAACAAATCAAAGCGGCCATTCTTGCGTGGCGTACCGCATCGCCAGCAATCGTTGAGTTCTGGGGAGGTCAAACGCGCGGACGCTACGGCCACATGAAACAATATTACGGACTCGAAGGTGCGGGTATTCAGGCGATCATGAAACCGGGTGAACCGTTCACTTACCGTTCGATCAGTTACGTTGTGATTAACGACGTGATGTATTGCACGTTGCCATCTGGCCGTAAGATTACATACCACCGCCCACGACTTGCGCCGAGCACTCGCGCATATCGAGAGAACACACTAGAGATAACTTTCGAAGGATGGAATTCTAACCCGAAGCAAGGAAAAGTCGGCTGGATACGTATGTCAACGTATGGCGGAAAACTTACGGAGAACGTCGTGCAAGCAGTCGCACGCGACATTCTTGCGTACGCTATAGTCGCGCTCGAAGCTGCTGGCTATCCGGTTGTGATGCACGTACATGATGAAATCGTTGTAGAGGTTCCGGAGTGCTTCGGGAGCGTCGAGGAAGTCGAGCGGATAATGTCAACAATGCCAGCGTGGGCGTCGGATTGGACGATCAAAGCGCGTGGCGGATGGAGAGCTAAACGTTATGCAAAGTGATAAATGGATCGACTGTAATATTGAAAAACCCGCATCTTGCGATTTAATTGTTGTTCGTGGCACGCATCCAGAAAAAGAAGCGTTATGTTTCTATCATGGGGGTACCGATACATTCATGAACGAAGACGGATGTATCATGGGTGTGACGCATTGGAAATACGACGAGGCGAGAGTATCCATACAAAACGCATGTATTAAAGAATATCTCGAATGTTTTGGGTTGGACGAGCTTGTCGAAATGGTAATGGATAAATTAACCGCCGAAGAACGCAAAGAGATATTAAACGAGATTCGCGCAGAGTGTGAAGCAGAGAGGAACTATCCATGGTAAATAAACAAATACGATTAATAAACGCGGAGTGCGCACAATGAGTAAAAGATCGCTGACTGTAGGTGGCGCGTATGTGGATATCAAACTGCAGATTCATACTATGCGAGACGATGGTCTATACTACGCTGAGATATGGCTGAATAAGGCCACTCGTGAAGTTTTTTCAGAAGCGAACGTAAGTACTTTACTAGACAATGTGAAATCACATATTGCCGCATATGTGGAACACAATGTCGACACCGGACGCTGCAAAGAGTGTTACATCGGCGCGATCGCTGATTACGATGCTACTGTCACATTCCTACGCGCTGATGAGGCCGAGCACTATACCCATTCGGAGATCAGACGATTAGATCACTGCCCGGAGTGCGGCACACGTAACGAGGGGACGGCGGCATGACGACCACACATGC